AGTCGGTCCCGCGGGTCCAGTCGGTCCGGCAGGTCCAGCAGGGCCCGGACTACCCGCATTGCTGTTGATCAGACTGGTAGGCCCAAAATAGACCACCACGACGCCACGCGCGCTCACTGCTGAATTGCCTGTGATCTTCAGGCTAAATGTCCCATTGATCGCTGGAGTAGCGCTGGAGGCAGCAAAGATCTGACTCGACGAATTGCTCAATCCAGTGAGTGCCCCGCCCATCATGTCCGCTCCGAACGAATCGAGAAGTTCGATGTTGTAAGAAGCTGTGGGAGCCGGCGTCAATGGCTGTGTTTCTACCGACAGGATACGGAACCCTTGAACGTCGGCCTGCAGCATGGCTGCTGTTATCGGGACCGTTCCGTTAGCGTCGTCCCCGGTCCATCGGAACGTAACAACATAATTGCCGGATTTGCCGAGCTGCGCAAAGTTCTGCGATACCTGCGAATTCGCCATGCTAATTTTCTCCAGCCATTACGTGTGAATCCATTCCGCGAAGATCGCCGTTCCTACACTGTTGCACTGACTTACCCCCGCATTTACCGATTTAGAACCTACCAACTGAGCCGTGGTCGTCGTCCCCGTAACCGTAACCAGCCATTCATAAGCCAACTGGAAAACTGCAATCAGACCCAGAGGCGCGGCGCATTCCATGTCACCGGCCTGAATTCCCCCAACCGAAAGGTTAAGCCCAATGATACACAGATTGCTCGCGGGATCGGCGCGAATATTCGAGTAACCGCGGATGATCCAAGTTCCGGCCTTGTTCAAAGTGATGGTGGTGCCAGCGATTGCCGTGGGGGTTGTCGTGAGCGCCGGATTCGCCGTCCCAACTGCGTTCACGACTGTAATCTGGCCGCCGAGCGCCATGAAAGCCAGCAACTGCTGAATGTAGCCGTCAATGCGGTTATACCAAGACACCCAAGACCACGAAGGAATCCCGTGATCCTGCGTCGTGATGTCGATCTCCTCCGGAATCGGGATATGCTGAGGCGTCGTTACCGGAGCCGGAGTATAGCCAGTGTTAACGTCGGTGGCCATCAGACCTCCTGCCCTTTGTTCGCGTTCAAATATGCGCCCTGCAGGCGAATCAACTGCGTCGACGATGTAGTTGAGAATCGAAACACGCGGTCCCGTGAACGCCCAAGCTGCAGCCATTGATAGTAGGGCAGATCGTTTGTAGAGGGAGGTGTGATCGTCGGGATCGCCCCACCCGCGGCCGAGCGGAAGGTTTTTCCGCCATTGTCCGACAGTTCGAGTGTTGCCGTGGCCGTCCCGCAATCGGCGTCGACCCGAAGGCTCGGATAGGTGTACCAGAAATCCCGATCCGCTACATGCGGCGTAGTGCGAATTCTCTTAATCGGGTCCCCGTTGTCAGAAGCAGTCGAGAGCGATTGAATGTAGATGTTCCCATTCACATAATCGCCCACGAAGTTCCCCGTTAGCCCGCCAGGCAGGAATTGTGGAACGGATGCGAAGCAATCCGCCCGAATGCGTTCGATCACCCCCGATCCAGGGTTCAAATACCCTCGACGGTGCCAAAAGCCCGTCGTACAGTCATAAGCCAGCGTGGCCCCTACTCCACCATTCGCACCGTTGAAGTTCATCACGTTGAAAAGGTGGCCATCTTCCTGGTAGGCGAAGCATCGAACATTTCCAGGTCCCAGAGTTCCTTCCCCGACGACACTGTAACCGCCCATCAACTGCTCTACGGCATAATTGCTGATGCGTTTCGGAGTCTGCCCGGAGGCTTGGTAGACCACATTCGGTCCGCGGTCGTCACCGCCGAGCCATTGAATCGTGTTGTCGATCTTGATGACGCTGTTTCGATTCGAGCAGCCCTGATTGATGGTTGCTGCGCCCGAGCCGCGCTGCAGAACAAACCCAGGATTGCCGGCGTTGTACCAGATTTCGGTGTTTTTCTGACCGAGCAGCCAAACCTGATTGTTAATCACCGCAATCGCGGTCAGGAAATCAGGCGTCCCTGTTCGAACGGCGAAATTGAGCACAGGCCAAGTTGTTCCATCCAAGGAGGCTGACTGGTTAACCTGATTCACCGGCGTGTCGGCAAGCGCAAAATAGAACGTATCCAGGTAATCGATATCGAACGCCGCGATTCCCAGCGTGAGCGTGCCGCCGGCTGCAATCCATACCTGAGCTACCGAGGAATCCATGACGGCCAGGTCGTTGCCGTTTGCCACCATTCGAACTGGGCCTGTCGTGGCGCCGGGAATGGCCCCAAAGTCGGTAATGATGGTCCCAGTATTCGAAACCTCGTAAACGTGTGTTCCCCCGACAGCGAACAGCCGCGCGTTGCCCGCGAACAGCCCGCGAACTGGGCCATGAGGCAGCGTGGTAAACAGCGACAGGCCAGGAGTGCCGATAAGGGCCATAGGCCCCTTGCTCCGGGCAATTCCAGGCTCAGGATAGAGGTTTAGGCAGTCCTGCGCATCGAGTAGCGGAGTGATGGCTTGATAAGCCGGTCCGCAGAATCCGAAATCTGGGACAGTAGGCATTAGAGCGTGCGCCCCCATCCGCCAGTCAAATAATTCCAGGCCCCATAGCGCGAATCGACAGACTGAAATGCCGGATCGATCGCCATGAATTCCTGACGTGCATTGGATTCGTCGATATTCTGCCGCGCGCGCCGCGCTTGCTGCTGAACCAGCGAAAATTGTTCAGCAAACACCGCATTGGGGACCTTGAAGTAGATACGAAACAGCGATGCGGCCTGCTCAGCTAGCGAAAATATGATAGCTTCGGCATATCCTGGCGGGAAAGCGTAAGATGTCGTCGCATCAGCGAACTGCTGAAGCTGTTGCCACGTGAACAGTTCGAGAGGATAGCTTCCAAGCGGCCCAGGCCACAGGCTGAGCGCTGCGCAGCCTGCCGTGGCTCCTGTCGATGGAAAGTTGTTATCGTTCCAGAGCACCATCGGAATAGCGAAAGGCAGCGTCTGCACCGCAATAGTGCTCCACTGCTCGGCATTCACAATAGCCATCTGGTAGCGCACCACCGGATTCGTGCTTTGAATCAGGATATTAGCTTCTTCGATCGCGTTTGGCCGCGGTGCCTGAATTCCGATGTAGGTATTGCCGTTTGCGACTGTCGACGCGGGCGCGTTTGGCCCAATCAGGTAGAACTGCTGGCCTGCCGTGAGTTGGTAGAGATTGGCCGCGATGCAAAAAATCTTACGCTGGTCGACCTGCCAGCCATCCACCATATCGTTGAGCGAATCCATGAAGTCAGGGAGTTGCTCTGTCGGCACAGGTTGGCCTGAGCGCAGATTTCCGAGCGCCCGCGCCGCGCGGTAGATGATTTGAGTTCCGGTATAGGTTCGCGACACAAGCTAACCTCCACCGGCGGCAACGGGTTGATTGGGATTCGGAGCCACCAGACCAATTGGAGGTTCAGGTCCCATGAGTTCGGCATTGAGCTGTCGGATGTTCGCCGCGGCATCGGCAAAATCCTGGGCCAGTGCCGCGCCAGGCGTCGCTTCGTAATCGGGCGCCATTTCAATGGCCAGCCCAGCGATGAGCAGCCGAGCGTAGCCTGGTTGCAGGGTAATGGGCGTGGTCAGATCGGCGAACTGCGTAAGAGCGCCCCAACTGGTTACTTCGAGCGTTCCCCCGAGCGGAACGGGCGACAAATACACGAATCCGGTGGGGAATCCACGGTCATAATAAAGAAACTTGGGCAGCGTGCTGGTGCTGTTGCGATCAGGAAGCGATGACCACTCCGCCGCGGTCAAAACCTTCAATTCTGAAGACTGAGAGCCTCCTCCGAAACTCAACTGAAAGCTGGCCGCTTCGATTGCGGCTGGACGGGCTATATTGAACGTCTGCCCTGTCCCAATTGAGTACTTCTGCACTCCCGAACTAAGGTTAAAGACGGAGATCGGCGCAGAGATCGCGTAGATCCGCTGCACCGACCAATTTTCAAGCAGGTTGTTCGCGATGTCTTTCGCATCCGCAAGCTGTTGAGCGGACAAAGAGCCGCTGGAGTCGATAACCATCAACTTCTGCGCCGCTTTATTGGCAACCTGCGTTAGATTGAAGCTCGCCACCTTTAGGCTGCTACTGTCTCATCCTTCTTTTTGGCGTTGCCCTTTGGCGTGTTTCGCTGCGCTTCGTCGAGCTGGCCCTGTAGCCGCGCGATCGTCACGCTGGGATCTTCGGCGCCCTGCTCCGGAAGTGCCGGAAGTTCAGTCAGTCGGAACACCCACGCGCTGCAGCTCTTCGGGACGCGCTGCGCTTTGAGCTTCGCCAGATCGTCGGCATTGCGCACCAGCCGCGATTCGATGAATTCGTCATCAGCCACCGAATTCGTCATGTTCTGCTTTTCGAACTTCGGGCTGAAGTTGCGACGATACCAGTGTTGCGGCCATTCCTGTCGAATGTAGTGGTTCACGAAGCCGAACTGGGTTGAAAGCGCCTGTTCCTGCTCCGCATTGTCGACGCGAACCGGCTCCAGGGTTTCGTGATACATATCGTGCGGGAATCCCTGGTTCTTGGCCCGCTGCATATTGATGATGTGGACCCCCAGCACCTGGGAATTGTTAATCCCAGGCTGCTGGAGGCCGGCCAACACCTTCTGAACCATCTCGGGTGTCGCTTGGCGTGTTTCCATATTACGATTCGTCTCCTTCTGCGCCAGCAGCCGGAGTGCCTGCCTGCAGATACTCATCGCCGTATCCGTGCTTTCGGGCGATGGCTTCGGTGTCGGTGTCATGCGCCACGACTCCGCCGGGATATCCCGCGAGCCGTAACAGCCGCTCTTCTTCGCCGGTAAGGCCAGCGATTACGTCGTCAGTAGCGCGATGCAAGTGCTTCGGCCATTCATCGAACGGATGTACTCTCATGATTCTCCTTAGTAACTCGGGACGAACTTCGAACCGTTCCAGCATTCCAGCAACGTCACGTTAGCGACTGCCGTGCTCGCTTTCGCGATGTTGCCCGCCGTGGTTGTAGTGAACGCCCCGGTAGGCATGATCGTGATGCACTGCCCGGAGGCGAACCCGTTCGGGATCGTGAACCCCGTAATCGCGTTCGTTCCGGAAATCGTCAGCGAAGTTCCCGCAAGCCATTGGGCGCCAGCCACCGATGCCACGGTACCACCGTAGACGTTCCCTGACATCAACCCCCATATGCCCGTAGCGGTCGCGCTGGTTGCAAAGCAGTGGTAAGCCTGCCCGTTATTAGCGAAACTGAACGGATCGCCCATCCTGATTACAGGCAGCGTATACTGATTCGCCGGAATACAGGATCCCTGCGGGATGGTAGTGATAAACGCCCCGCCAGTAAATGGTCGCGAAGAATCCCCGGTAGATGTTGCCGGATTCCCCACCCACACAAAGGCCGAGGAGGCATGAGTCACCACCTGGGACCCATAGATTCCTCGTTTCACGCCATAACAGGTCCCCGATGGATTAGTGGACACCTGCATAACCTCGCCTTCGACAAGCAGGATACTGCCAACTACGCCTGTCGAAAGCGCCGGAAGCACGACGCCGGTGCCGGAGGTAAGGCAGGCCTGCCCGGAAGTGAGCGTCATTTGAGCCGAAAGGGTGGTATTGGTCGTATCGTTCTGAGCACCGGAATTGGTGGCTCCGATCGCGGCCAAGGCACCCATCAGCAGCAAAGTTGCGATTGAAATGAAGTTTTTCATGATTTTATCCTCGTGAGCAGCGTTATCCGCAGATCACAACGCTCCCTTCGGCATACAGCGGCCCATAGCCGTAATACACATCGAATCGATTGATCCACTGATCCGTCCCGCCGATGAACTGGCGCACGAAACGCATGGAAACGCCGGTATCTTCGTCTCGCTCCTCATCGCCCATGTCCACGCCGTCAGGCACATCGCCAGGGAAGCTGACGAACGCGAACGCCGTCTTATCCCAGAGCATGTTCTGAACGGTTGGTAGAGCCGAAAGAGCGCCCTGTCCGGCCGCAGCCGCGCCGAATACGTTGATGAGCGCATTCACCGAAGGCGAATTCGTCACATTCTGGAATTGGCCGCTCGGAACGATTGCCGGGTAGATCGTCAGGGTCGCGTTTCCGCTTCCATCGGAGCTTGCCGCGGCCTGAATGGTGAAATTCGCCAGTTTTCCGGTCGACAGCCGCGATTGCGGGTTGACCGAATACACGCCGGCGAAGCTGATTTTGTCCCCAACATTCAAAACGTTAGTGATGCTGGCCGTCCAGCCGGTCGTCAGGATCGAAGTGCCGGTCTGGTTGGCACCATTTGCAGTCGGAGTTCCACCCAGTGTCCCGATGGTCTGGGTGGGCATGTTCTGATCAATCCACCACTTGTAGCCCAGCGGATTCCCCATCACCTGTCCGGTTTTCCACTGCTCACCGAGTTCAGTCTGATTGTTGAACAGCGCCGAATTGTAGCTTACCCAGCCTACTCGGCCGTCCGGATTCATGAACGCGCACCGGCTACCGCCCTTCAGCGGGAAGCCCATGATGTCCAAGAAAGCACCCGCCTGCATCCATGTCAGGAATGCATTCGATCCGCTCAGTCCAGGCGTCACCCCTGGGGTTCCCACAAAGTTGAATGTGTTCTGCTGAGCCATCTGCAGAGCCCGCAGATCCAACTTGTTCGCGATCGCGATTCCGTAAGGAATCAGGTACCGCTTCGACATCTCATCGAGGCTCAACTTCTTTTCAGCAGTGCTGAACTGGAAATCGACGCCCGACTGTTGCGTGATGCTGATCGGTACCTCAGTATCGATCATGGGTTCAGGCGCATAACCGGAGCCGTCGCGCCCGATTGCCCGTGCGGGCTTGCGGACATAGACGGTATCGCCGATCTTGTCGCCCTTTTTGCCGAATTCTTTATCGTAATCCCGCGTCATCTGCGGAATTGCGACAGTGTTGTTCTTCAGAACCGCCAAGGGCATACGAGTGATGACCTGGCTGGTAAGCAGCGCGTTCGCCATAATGGGCGATCTCCTCGCGTCTCACGACGCTAGAACCGCAATCATGCCTTCAAAAAGGCTCTGCGACTACGGTTGCCCGTCTATCTCGCGACAGTCGGGGTTAACGTGCTTGTTTCAAAATCCGCTGGACTTCCGAGTTACTTTCGAACTCACGCTGGCTTCGCGCTTTGTCCGGAGTAATTTCGCTCCCGCGGGCTCCGCCGGTGATGCGTTCCGCCGGTGCTGGAGCTTTCGAAACAACTGGCTCTTGTTTATCAGGTTCTGAAGATTGATTCGCGCCCAATCGTATTTCGGTTCGAAGAACTTCCCGATACGCAGCTTTGGGGTCCATTGATACCACCCTCTCAAACTCATCGTGGTGAGTCGCGAAGTGGTACATCATTTCGCCCAGGTCCTCGCAATCCCTCAATGCGGCTGTCATGCCGTCATTCGCCGACTGAGGGTATTTGGCTGCGGTTTCGTCAAGCTTCTCTTGCCAATCCGAATGCTTCGCTTTCGCAGGTTCAAAGCGTTTATCGATTTCGGCTTTCCTGGTTTTGGCTTCCGCCGCTTCCTTCTCAGCCGCTGCTTTTTCACTGGCCTTTCGATCGCGAAACTCATCACGCGCGTCCTGGTAGGCTTCAAGCGCTTCATCGTACGTCTTATACTTTGGATCGCTCGTGAAATCCGCCAATTTCGGTGGACCATCTTTCGCTGGTTCCTTGGCTGCCTCTGGTTTAACGGTTTCCTCGGGTTTGCGAGTCCCATTACGCAATTCTTTAGCTTCCCGCTCGGCTTTCTCAGCCCGCTCTTCGGCAGCTTTGGCCTTCGCTAAAGCCTCTTTGACGCGCCCTTCGGCGCTTCGATCTCTCTTAACCTGATTTGCTTTTTCGTCTGCTTCACCTGGGGTAGCAGTGGCTTCAACCTTTTCAGGTTCAGGTGTGTCATCCGCCTTTTTTTCAACGGCTGGCGATGCCGGTGGCGTCGGTTCGGGTTTAACCCGGGTCGGCGATA